ATGCAGACCAATCGCACTGATTTCGAAGCCGGTTTCGCACTTTTAGGCGTGAACCCACACCCTGGTACTCAGTACCCTGGTGCAATGGCCTACGCTCGTCAGTTCAAAAAATGCTCGATTCTGACCGACGTGAATGTTAGTTATTCCACTAATACTTCTGCGAATAACGTAATCAAGAAAGTCGACAACAAGTAAGATTCTTGTTGTTTGAAAGCCCGGTTTTCCGGGCTTTTTTTATGGATGATGACATGCCTAATTGGACTCAAGTTTTAGAAGAAATCATCGTTGCCCAGCAAGGTGGTCATAGCGGTATTGATATTGTACGTAAAAAATATCTGGGCTTGCTGCAGCAGAAGACGCAGCGCAATGTCATCGCTTACTATTCAGGCTTTCTCCAAAAGCCAGGCTACGCTTTCGGTCACGTCAATGATGATGACAAGAATGGCTTGATGAATGCTATCCATGGCCTTGACCGCGACCGCGGGTTGGACTTGATACTTCACACACCTGGTGGTGACTTATCGGCGGCTGAGTCGATAGTTCATTACCTACGCCAAATGTTCGGGACGAACATTCGGGCGATAATTCCTCAGATTTCCATGTCCGCGGGAACGATGATCGCATGCGCCTGCTCTCCGATTGTGATGGGTAAGCAATCGAACATAGGGCCTTTCGACCCTCAGTTCGGTGGTATCCCAGCGTACGGTGTCCTAGAAGAGTTTGAGAAGGCGATCGAGGCCGTTAAGGCTGACCCCGCAACGACCCCGATCTGGCAAACGGTAGTTAGCAAATACCATCCATCATTTTTGGGTGAGTGCGAGAAGGCGATCGAGCTGGCGGGGGCAATCGTCAAGGGGTGGCTGATTACCGGTATGTTCAGTGACGATCCTCAGGCGGTGGACAAAGCTGATCGCATTGTCGCAGCACTCAATGATCATGCTGGCACTAAGACTCACTCGCGCCATTTCCACATCGAAGATGCAATAGGTTTTGGACTGAAAGTCGAGAAGCTTGAGGATGACCAGGATCTGCAAGAGCTGGTACTAACTGTGCACCATGCCTATATGCACACGTTTGCAAACTCTCAGGCCGGTAAAATCATTGAAAACCATGAGGGTGCCTGCACAGCCCTCTTGGCTCAATGAGTTGAACTGAAGGGCTCCGAGAGTTAAATCCCTATCTCTCCGCCATTATTGAACAAGACGAAGCCCCCGTAATCATTGATGATTACGGGGGCTTTTTCGTTTCCGAGGTTTTGTTTAGGGCATTTTTAGGGCAGAAAATGTATCTATCGGGCCGCTTCAGGCTGCTCTATGCCGTCTCGTATGCTTTGTGCAGGCGACTTGATATGATTTCTTCCAATGGCTGCGAAGCGGTGTAGGAAGTGATTCAATACAGCAGGGAAAAGGAGTTTTTGAATGCTAATCGCGATACTGCATATAGTGGGCGCCGTTATAGGGACAATCGCGTTTGGTGTGATCGTACTGTTTATTTCCTCGTGGGAGGCAACCAGGAATAACAGGGCATTTATGCAGGACTTGGCGATAACGCTCGGGGTCGCTGAAGAGGACCTTAACGACGAAAAACTTTCCCCTAGGATCGTTGCGCTGACATCCGAGCGCTTTAGCAATGATCGCTTTAGTAATCGACTCTCTGACCTCTGTGGTGTAGTGCGGGCTGCCTGGGATTGGTTTGGATGGCTTCTCCAGGTAGGAACATTCGTTGGCGTAGTTTGGTTTACCTTCACTGAGTCACTATCGAACGCAGTCAATGCTTGGTGGATCGTCGCAATCGGGGTTTTCTTCTGGATGGTGTCCTTTTCGCCCTGATGTGTCGGCTATTGACTGGGCGGTATCCAGGTCAAGCCAAGAAAGCAAGGAAGGGGATGACCGATTTTCTCAATGCGCAGCGTAAGCAAATGACTTCATCTTAAGACGAGTATGATCTTCTGTGCTTAGCGAGTTCGCTTGTTGCAGGGCACGACCGCGACGCGGAACTGCCCCATATTTCATTCGGTTCTAAAACCAAGCATCTTTGACACGATACCGGCCATGCTCTTGGTGTCTTTCGGTATCCACCTTCCGTAATGTTTTCTCACCATCGTTGTATCGGCGTGCCCCAGTTGCCGAGCAACCCATTCGACCGGGACGTAGCTCGACAGCATCTGGCTGGCAAAGGTGTGGCGACACTGGTTCGCCCCGCGGTGTCTGACCTCTGCTTTTTTCAGATGGGCGGTAAACCAGTTGCTCAACGTCTTACCACTCCAGAGCAGGCCGCTAGTCGAGCTACGGAAAAGAAACCTGACTTTCATTTTCTTGGAGGTGATGTTGTCGCGCTGGATGACAGTGATCTCCACGGTGGGGGCGTCTTTGGCAACGGCAACAATGTCGCGCATCAGTTCGAGGGCTGGGTCGATGAGCTCGACGACTCGAACCCTGGAGCGTTCTTTGGGGACTTTGAATTCACCAACGACCAACGCCCGGCGGACATGTACCAGGCCGGCTTCAAGATCGATGTCTTCAACGGCGAGCCCGATGAGCTCGGACAGGGACAGACCGGCCCAGCAGTTGAACTCAATCATCCGGGCATCAGCTCGACGGTCGGGATCCGCGTTGCCGATCAAGTCGATCTCGGTGCGACTGAAAGGGTCGGCATGCTCCAGGTCGACATCAGATCCGACGTTGCTGATCCGGTCGAGCGGATTGGCTTTCAGGATGCCGTCGCCGAAGGCATCAGCCCAGACCCCGCGGACGACGGTGAAGATGTCGTTCACTGTCTTCGGGGCGAGGCCTTGCTTGAGCAGCTGCGCTTGGAACAACTCGATGTCGCTCTTGCTGATGTCGACGATCCGGCGTTTGCCGAATTTCTTCTCGAAGTGCACAGCCTTGCTGATGTAGTTGACGACGGTGCTTGAAGCTTTGAGCGCGCGCTGAACCTCCAGCCAGCGATCAATGCCTTCTTTCACGGTGCGCTTTAGCGAAGGGCCGCCAGTTCCTGTGAACATGGCAGCCCTGGGCGAGTTCGGAAAGTGGGCCGCATAGTCGAAGCGGCCCTCTTTTATTTCCGCGAGGATGGTGCGGCGCTTGTTGTCGGCGTAGGCGATCGCGGCCTTGTTTACTTTCGAGACCCCCTCCAAGGGTTCCCGGCACCGTTGACCGTTGAAGATGAACCATATGCGCAATTGCTTGCCGTTCATCTCAACGCCGGTCGGCATCTTGTCGGTCATGGTTTCCCTTCCATCCAGCGCTCAATGGCGGCACGGTTGTAAACGATCACATTGGCTGGGTCCTTGCGCCAGTGTTTGCCTTCAAGCCAGAGGCCGCGGGTGCGGTACTTGCGGACGGCTTCGGTGCTCAGACCGAACACTGGATACAGCAGATCCTGGCGGAACCAGGCGCCTGGTGTGATGTGGAGGTCGAGTTTCTCTGCTCCGCTCATTGTTGTTTCTCCCCTGCGCGCCGGGCGATACCCTCGGCCTGGCGCTGCTTGCTGCATTGTTCGTGGTTGCCGTGTGCCCGTGACTTGTTGCACTTGTCGCAGATCGTTTGTAAGTCGAGTGGGGGCATTTGGCCGCGGCGGATTCGGACTGTTCGGCGCAGGGCGGTCATGCGGCATCCTTAAGCGCCAAGCGTTCGTCAGCACTGATGCTATCCAGCAAGCGATAAGCCAGGGCGCCGACGAAGTGGGCCTGGTTGATAGCTTTCACGCGATAAGCCTCGGTTCCCGGGAATGCATCCCAAGTGTCTTTGGCTAGCCTGAGGGTGGTGGCAATCTCTAGCAGGGCCAAGTGGTCGCTCTTGAGGAGCGGGGTTGCGTGCGTAGCACGCGCTTGTCGAGCCAGTTTCTCCAACCGGTGTTGGTCGGCGCGATGCAGACGATTCAGATCGGCGATGTCGGTGTTCAAAGCTTCAATGCGAAGCGAATGCACGGCATTGCGCTCGTCCAAACCTCTGCTGTAGCTGCGGGCGAGTGAGCGCAGGACTGCTTCACGAATGAAGAAGGCCATCAACAGAAGGCCAATGGCCGAGAAAATGGCGATGATGATCTGGTGTTGTGTTTGCATGTGCTGTGTTCCTCGGTAGAGCCCGCCGCTGGGATCATTGGTGAGAGGCCGGCGGCGGGGTGTTGCAGTGGTGGTTAGCCCAAGTTGAAGCTGCCGATGGTCAACTTCGCGCCGCCGCCGACTTCCTGCTGAACGACATCCTTGAATTCTTGTGCGAGGTCCTCGCGCAGCTGCTCTTCGCCAATCCATCGCAGGCGCAGCAGGGGCTTGTCACCGCCGGTGAGGACAGCAACACGAAGTCGGATGATCTGGACCTTCAGCCCTTCGTATGGCTCGACGGTGAATAGGAATTCGGCTGGCAGGCCTTCGGAGGATTTGGCTTCGATCTGATCCATCGCCGAACGGGATGCGCTCAGGTCGCCAACGACATGTTCGCTCTTGCGTGCTTGCTCGATGCTGATAGAGCGGATCGCGCTCGCAGCTTTGCGCAGATCGATGTGGCTATCGTCCGCTCCAAGGGCTTGGAGGTTCGACGCCCAATCCTCAATCCAGTCGCTCAGGTCTTTCTGCGCGAATTGGATGGTGGCAGCTCGCTCGAGCGCTCGGAAGGCGGCAGTTTTTCTCAGGTTGAGGGTGGCGGTGAAGTCGCCGTGCCCTGGTTCTTTGGTGCTGCCAAGGTTGAAAATTACGGTGCACGACATGGCTTCTGCGTCGACAAATCCAGATGCGACGGTATCGGCGCTTTGCTCCATCACGTAGTTGCCGAAGTCCAGCAATGAGTGGGTGGTGAGTGCACCGCGGAAGCGACTGCGAGCGGCTTGAAACTTCTCGATGCTGTGGATCTTCTGATCAGACGGCAGCACCAGCGCCGGAGTGAAGGTGCTCAGCGGCTTGGCATAGGCCAGTACGGCGGTGTCTTGAATCAACTGAATTGCTTTGGCTTCCATTGGATCGTTTTCCTTCTGGTGAGAGGCATGGATAGAGGGGTTAGGACTTCGCGTGAATTGGCGCGGCGTCTCGGTTGAACAGCTGGCCCGCGCGAGGAGCTTCGGCAAACAAGGTGAGGCGCCCGCCCTCGTTGACATGCATCGGCGTGTCGAGGGTTGTGTCTTCGGTGCGGCTGCCACGTTTGGTTGGCACCTTGTAGGCGAGCTTGTGGTTGACCGTTACCTGGTGGCTGTCGGCAATTTGTTTAAGCGTGAAGGTGAGCGTGACGGAGCCGACCTTGCCGTTGTCGACAACGCCCGATGCAACTTCAGAAAGGGCGTGACCGATCTGGTTCGCGAAGACACCCGCGTTGAGTTCGCCGATGAATTCGGCTGTGTCTGTTGGTTTCATGTGCTGTGCCTCATTGAGTGCGAGTTGTTTGCCCCTGTACGGCAGGGGCCACCGATGAATCAGGCCGCTTGCTTCGCAGCTTGGGCGTCGAGGAAGTCGGCCAAGTCGTGCAGGTAAACCACGCGCTTCGCCCGTGCCGAGTTGTGCAGCCGCTTGACGACCAAGGCGATCCGGCCGGCCTTGATCTCCTCCAGCAGGTAGCGGTCGGTCCGGATGTGTGTGAAGTAATGTTCTCGGACTGCCGTCAATGACGGGCAGGGTGTGGCGAACTGTTTGCGAAGCAGGTCGAGGGTGTTGCTCATGCGGCTTCCTCCCCGAACCCCTCCGATCGGGGCACCAGCTTGAGGCGGATCAATTCGGCCAGCCCTTCCTTGCTTTTGCCCATCGCGGCGGCGCAGATTTGGCCTTTGGCATCAGCCACCACGGCACCGAATGGGTATTCCGGCGAGTTAGTGGGAGTGACGTAGGCCACTTGTCCGTCTTGAATGACGTTGTTGACGCAGCGAAATACCTCCGCCAGATCGGTACTCAGCACCGGCATGCTTTCCAGCAACTGGACGGCTTCCGTCGAGGCGCCGATCAGCGTAGCGCGGCTGATGACACCGGGGCAGTTGAGGAAGATCGGGATCAACTTCAGGGCGCCGAGGGCTTGGGTGTAGGCGTTGGCTTGATTGGTTTTCATGCGGCGGCGTCCTTGTTCGTAATGGTGATGCCCAGCTTCTTTGCCAGCCATTCCACCCCGGGTTCTTTCACCATCACTACGGCGTAGTGAACCGGTTTGCCTATCGTGGGGTTCCAGCGGACGCGGGGGTCTGAGTACAGACGGCCTTGGTCGCGATACTGACTGGCGAGGTCACCGCTGCTGTTCAAGATGCCCAGCTCCCGCAACCTGGTGCGGAAGGCGCGGGGCTTGATGCCGAGCACTGCGGCGGTTTGGTCCAGGGTGCGGTTCATGGCGCTGTCCTCAGGCGGCGATCAGTTTGCGAACGCGGTCAAGCAATGCTTCCGAGTCGGCCAGTGCCTGATCAATTTGCGCCAGTCGGCCGGACTGTTCTGGTGGCGCGGGTCGCGCCGACTCAATCCGGCCGTTCGCAATGTCCTGAATGAAGTCTCGCAGGTGCAGGTGGTTGGCTCGGTCTGATCGCTTGAGGGTCAGTTCGCCGGTATGGCCGCCCAGATCAACATTGATAAGGGCGGTGGTGTCGGTGAGCTCGACTTCGAAGCTTGCATGGATGGTTTGCTCTGGCCGTTGAAGAGGGCATACGGCGGCGCCGCCGACCTGCAGCATGTGGTGTAGAAGCTCTTGTTTTGCCAGTGGGATGAGATAGCTGTTCATGCTGCGTCACCCCCGAACGGCCGGGAGCTGTTATCGACTGCGACAATGTCGAATGAGTTGACGGCTTCGATGCGGCCTTTGGGGCTGGTGATTACCAGCAGCCCGGTCTTGCGCTGAATCGCTTCAACGGCGGCTCGGCTACTGCATGCGGATGGGTGCAGGTACACCGGGCAGCGGGTGTTGCTGTGCTGTGTGGATTGCATGGCTCGTACTCTTGGTGAGAGGTAGATACGAGTGCAAAATTAGCAACGGCTAAATAAACTTGCAATAGCAAATGCTAAATTAGTTTTTCGAATAGCAAAAAAAACCCGCACTTGGCGGGTTCTTTGATGCGTGAGGTCCTACAGCAACACGGAATACCAGAAGACCTTACCGATCACGATGATCTCGTTTTTGATGAGGTCAGTCGCGCTGTACTCTTCGTCGGGATGCTCTTCACGATTGTAGCTGCGCATTCTCAAGCCCCCGCCAGGTAAGCGGTATAGCGTCTTAACTCTTAGCTGACCACCGTGATTCAGCGCGTACATTTTTCCATCTGTGATGGTTGTACAGCCCTGATCAACACCGACGGTGCTGCCGTGTGGCAGTACAGGCTCCATACTGTTGCCGTTAACTGTTACGCATACGGCCTCATTCGCCTGAACGTTTTGCCGCCGAAGCGTCATCTTTCCGAATCGAAGTTTTTGCTTGTGGGACTGGTGAACCGCAGTCCGGCCGCTTCCCGCGGACAATTCAACTTCCTTAAGGAAAGGCACGTAAACCTCGTCATCATCCAAGGGGGTATCGTCGTCCCAGACGTCGATTGGGCCGAGGTAATAGGCATTGCTGTCGACTGACTGATTCTCAGATGGTGGCAGCGTTCCGGTTGCGGAGGCGCGCATCGAGACAGATGGCGTGGTGAGGGTTCCCTCAGCAAGGCCGATTTTCGCTTCAAGATTCGCCGCCGCTTTTTCGCCCAACGATCTATGCCCATTGAGAAGCTGGGAAAGGTACGAGGCATCCAGGTTGTAATGCTCGGCGAACTCTTTCTGGGTTCTTTCACCCATCAAGTCGCGCAAAACTTGAATTCGCATTTTCTTTATATCCATTCGCCAATCATCGCCTTCCGATAGCAAACAGTAAATTACGGTTTGCTATTGCTCAATGCATTAGCAATTGCTAATCTCGGCGCTCAGAAGGAGGTGTGTATGACCTTGCACGAGTATTTGAAAAGTCTTGATAAGGCGTCGCTGGATGCATTCGCGGGCCGATGCGGTACGTCAGTAGGCCAGTTGAAACAGGTCGCTTACGGCAATCGCAGGGCCAGCGCCGCTTTGGCGGTAGGCATCGAGCGAGAGTCTGCGGGTTCAGTCACCTGCGAACAGCTTCGTGCAGATATCGACTGGGCTTATTTGCGCGGCTCCAAAGGAGCTTAAAAGGTGCCGAGCTGGGGCCTCTCACCAAAGATCCCCCAGCTCAGCTACGACGACACACAGCACATGTACATCGGTCGTGGTCTTAGGATAGGGTCTGCCCTGGTCTATGGCTACACCGTAAATAGGGGATTTACGGTTATGAGTCGCACAGATCTTTTGCCGGACGCTGGTCCGGTCCTTCCATTGCGTCAGGCGATCTATCGCGCTGGTCGTGATTACAAGGGCGGAATCACCGCCCTTGCCTTTGACATGGTGTTGGACAACGACACCCTTCAAAAGAAACTCAAGCTCGATGAAGAGCGCCGTTGGCTGAACCCTGATGAGCTTGAAGAGTTGATCAGACTTACTGGCGATTCGCGCTTACTTGATGCGCTGATGCGCCCGGCCGGCGCTGTCTGGTATCGCCCGGTGCCAGTACCAGCAACGCGGGATGCCCTCAAGGCCGTCGGTAAGTTGCTTGGCGAAACCGGTGAGTTCGTGGCTGCCATGCACGATGGTGCTGCCGACAACGTATGGGAGTTTCACGAAGTTCTCGAACTTGAAAAGCAGGGCATGGATGTGATCCGCGAAGTTCTCGGCATCATGGCAGGCGCTCGTCAGGCAATGGAGGATCGTGTCCATGGCTGACGAAATCGATCGCGCCAACGATCAGGCGCAGTACTTGCTCGACGTTGCTCTTCAGCGCCGTCGCCTTGCACCATCAAACCGCGTCAGTGCGCAGTTCTGTGTGGATTGCGACGAAGCCATCCCGTTACTTCGACAGCAGACGATTGCAGGTTGCCAAACCTGTGTCGACTGCCAGGGGTTACGGGAGGTTCGGCGATGATTGAGCCGGCAAAAGGAATAGCCATCGCCACATGGGCAAAACGCTACATCGATACTTTCAACTTCGCCTTGGTATCCATTGAACCAGGTGAAAAAAACCCGAAGGGCATGGGGTGGAATAAACCGGGCGGTTACATCACTGATGCCGCCACCGCTGAAGCATTCTGGCAACGAAACCCTAATCACAACCTCGGCGTCGTACTCGGGCCGAGCCGTGTCTGTTCGCTGGACGTCGACGACGTTCAGTGGACGCGGCACGTGTTGTATGAGCTGCTGGGTGTCGATCTGGATGCCATGGCGTTGGTGTATCCGACTATTGTTGGTAACCCTGCGCGCTTCCGGGTCGTGTTCAAAGTGCCGGAAGGCATTGAGCTGACCCGGCACTCTCTTTCCTGGCCGAATGAAAAAGACTCTGACGGTTCGATTCACAAAGGCCTGATGGATAAAGCCAAGGCTGCGAAAGAGCAGGGCGATGTGGTCGGGGAGGCTGCGGCGCGCGCGGAGGCTGAAGAGTACAAGCGCTTCACGGTGTTCGAGCTTCGCGCTGGCCTGGTACAGGACGTGTTTCCGCCTTCGATTCATCCGGGTACCGGCAAGCCTTACACCTGGAGAACCCCACCGAACGCCAACGACGGCCTGCCGACGCTGACTGTCGATTTGCTGAACATCTGGCAAGGCTGGGAGTTTTTCAAACGTGATGCCGAGGCAGCCTGCCCCTGGGCCATCAAGCCAGCCACGGCGCCGGCGAAAGTCATTAAGCGTTCAGCACCTGCGGTGGGTAAGCAGCCGTCGGTGATCGACGAGTTCAACCGCTGCCACGACATCGAGGAACTGCTGCGAACTCACGGCTATATCAAACGGGGTAGCAAGTGGCTTTACCCGCAGAGCAGCACCGGCCTACCAGGTGTGACAATCGCAGACGGCAAGGTCTATTCGCACCACGGTGCCGATCCGCTCGCGAATGGGCATCAGAACGACGCCTTCGAGGTGTTCTGTTTGCTCGAGCACGGCGGCGATCAGTCGAAAGCGGTGAAGGACGCTGCGCGTATGCTGGGTATGCAGCGTTCATCGCGGCCTGATCCGCAGGATCTTCCCCCGACCCCATCCGATGAGGTGAGCGAGCCGAGCTGTGCGAACGATGCCATCAGCGAGGCTGCTCCGGCTCCTGACGGGGGGGTGGGGGAGGCACTGACGCTAGACCATTTACTTCGTCGTTTTGCGCTGGTCGAGGGCACCACGCAAGTGTGGGACTGCGACCAGTCGCGGGTGATGAAGAAGGCCGCATTTGAAGCGCGCGTGGGCAAGCCGCTCGCCAAGGCGTGGCTGGACGACATGGGCAAACGGTTGATTGCTGATGAACACGTCCGCGACATCGAGCAAGCGCGACGTATGGCGGGTAAGAAGGGCGGCGCGCTCGGTATGCCGCCGACTGATCGGTATGTGTACATCGATGGCACCAAGGATGTCTGGGATCGGGAAAAGAAGCGGCGTATTGCCGAAGGCGCCGTGAAGATGGCGCTGGGTGACACGTATCCGCTTTGGCTCAACAGCAGTGAGCGGCGCACCGTGGATGTCGAACACATCGTGTTTGATCCGACCATGAGCAAGGACCCTGCGGTGTACATCAATACCTTTGATGGCCTGCCGCTCGAACCTGTCAGGGATGATGAAGCCTGCACCAATCTGCGTTGGCTGATTTCGTTTTTGTGCAACCACGATGAAGCGGCGGCCCAATGGCTGGTCCGCTGGTTGGCGTACCCGTTGCAACACCTGGGCGCCAAGATGGACACCGCGGTACTGATGCACTCGATCATGGAAGGCTCGGGCAAAAGCCTGCTGTTCGCCGATGCACTGGGCATGCTGTATGGCCAGTACGCGGCCACGGTCGGCCAGACGCAGTTGGAGAGCAACTTCAACGCCTGGCAAAGCCGCAAGTTGTGGTCGGTGTTTGAAGAGGTTGTGAGCCGTGACCAGCGGTACAACCAAGTGGGCAAGATCAAGCACCTGATCACCGGCAAAACGGTGCGAATGGAATCGAAGTTCATCAACGGTTGGGAGGAAGCCAACCACATGAACGCGGTGTTCCTGAGCAACGAAATTTTGCCGTGGCCCATCAGCGATAGTGACCGACGGATGCTGGTGATGTGGCCTATGGAAACCTTGCCGGTCGAACGGCAAAAGGCGATCGGACGAGAGCTGGAGCAGGGTGGCGTCGCGGCGCTATACGGCTGGTTGTTGTCGGTCGATCTGGGCGACTTCAACCAGCGGACACGACCACCCTCGACGGATGCCCGCGAACGATTGGTGGCCTTGAGTCGGGCCGGATGGCAGACGTTTTTGCATCTGTGGAAGTACAGCGAGTTGGGCCAGGGGCTTTGGGGGCCGTGTCTGTCGACTGACCTCTATTCGCTGTTCCTCGAATGGTGCCAGCGCAATAAAGAGCATGTGATGAGTCAGACGAAGTTCTCGCTGTTCATCAGTTCCGAGGTCGATAAGACGCGGGCGATTCCCTGGACCGATGGCAGCAACCGGCGTTTTGGCGCGTTCTTCTTTCCCGTCGATCAGGCCGCTTCCCCGCCCCCATCACTGAAGGCGGCCGAGCTGGGCAAGCAGGTCGAAAACTGGCGCGCCAAGGCGAAGCTTGCGGGCTGGCATGTGGACAGCTGGGACCACATCAAGGCGGCTGCCGCATGACTGCATCTAAAAGTGTGTTGGGTGTGTCGGGTGTGTGTTGGGTTGATTTCAGATACCTCACACAGATTGAAGCCTTATGTTTCGACGGTTTGCGGGCTTTGTGTCGAGTGTGTTGGGTTTCGCTACGCGTGCGCGCATGTGTGACGTTAGATGTTCGGTTTTTGATGGCTGATTATTTTTTTCATGCGAAGACGGAAATACCCAACAAACCCAACACACTAAACACAACTCGATTAAAGCTATTGATTTTAAAGGGTTTGATTTGTGTTGGGTTTGTGTCGGGTTCGGTGTTTTTTGTGTCGGGTTCGGTTTTCGGGGGAGTAGGGCGATGATCGAGGCAATGGAAGTACTGCTGAAGCACTGGGGTGAGCAACTTCGACTCAATGGCGAAAGCGGCGGCATGGGTAGCCCGATGGCAACGATCATGGAGTGGGGTGGCTGCGCACCACGCGGCACGCCTGGGTCCCGAGTCATCCTCGGCGCTGGAGCAGGGCCTGATGCAGTTGCACAAGAGATCGCCGCTGCTCTGTCGGAGGTCGGGCGTCAGGGTGAGCAGGGTGATCGGCTGATGCGATTGGCTGGCCTGCGTTACGGTGATGATTCGGCGCCGACTTGGCTGATGCAGTTGCATCTGCTGGGGATGGAATCGAGAGCGAAACAGACTTACTACGACCAGGTGCACCGTCTGCATGAGCGGTTGCTGGAAGTGCTGGCCGAGCGTGCTGACGCCCGTAAGTGGCTAACCGCTGGTCGGGGCGTTTTGCCTCAAAGTCTCCTCAAAGTTGCGTCAAAGTTGCGTCGAGTCGGATAACCGAAAATGTCCTCTTTTCGGTTCCGTACTCAAGGGGTAAAAAGTCACCACGATATGAAATTTGCGCCTTGGCGCTGACCTCGCACGTGCTGTGCACGCTTCACCCGGCCCTCCCTGAGCCGGTCACCTAACCCCGCTTCGGCGGGGTTTTTCATTCCATTGCCGAGGAGGCAACGCATGTCGACTGAACAGGAGGTGCAGCAGTCGCTGGCCGATCTTCCTACCTGGCTACTGATTCTGGTGGCGCTTGCCGGTTTAACCGGGGAGATGTGGCGTGCTGATGCGGCAGGGATGGCGGTGCCGGTGTTGGTCAAGCGGGTGCTGCTGCGCTTCGGGGCCTCGGCAGTGTTTGGCCTGGCGACTGTGATGCTCGCCACGGCGCTGAGTTGCAGCCTGATGACCGCTGCTGCAATAGGTAGCGTTGTGGCTTGTCTCGGTGCCGATGTCGCCAGTGGCTTGTACGCTCGGTGGTTGGCAAAGCGGGCCGGGATCTGCGAGGCACCGCCGAGCGGTGGCGGGCAGGCATGAAATCGCCGGGGACCCTGGGGTTATTCGGTGGGTACGGGGTCGGAAACCCGCGGGAAAGTGTTAGCGGACAGTTCACCAGCTTAGTGAACTGGGGTGAACAGGTGAACTCCCCGTATGCATTAGGTGAACAGGACATTTCTTCATGACCGTAATCAGCAAAACGGAGTTTGCGGCACGGCGTGGCTGGGCCAAATCGTATGTTTCCAAGTTGGCTAATCAGGATCGGCTGGTGCTGACTGACGATGGCAAGGTGGAGTTGGAAGCCACCGAAGCGTTGCTGGCCGAGTCTGCCGACCCAAGCAAAGCAGCCGTCGCCGAGCGACACGACCGGCTTCGCCTTCAGCGGGAAGCTCAAATAGCCGCCGAAGAACCTGCGGTGCCGCAAGTCGGGCAGGCGGCGGACTTTCAGAAATCCCGAGCTCTGCGGGAGCACTACCTGGCTCTGCAGGAGCAAGCCAATTTTCTTAAGCAACAAGGCACTCTCGTCGAGCGCATCGCGGTGGAAACGGGTGCTTACAACGCGGGCCGCCTGTTGCGAGACCAGTTGCTGGGCATGCCACCACAACTCGCACCGGAGCTCGCCGTTATGACTGATCCCTGGCAAATCGAAAAGCACCTGACGGCGGCTATCCGTCGCTCGCTTGAGGATGCAGAACGCTTGTCCTCGGCGGATCTTGAACACGCCCTGACCGCGAGTTAATCCAATGCCCACGGAAATCCCTAACGGTGCAGAGGTGTATCGGGAGGCGTATTTTCGTGGGCTGCATCCTGACCCGGACGTCTGGGTCGATGAGTGGGCCGATGAGTACATGCGTATTCCGCGTGACACCGGCGCCGCCGAGCCCGGCCAGTACCGCACCTCACGTACACCGTATGCCCGCGAGCCGATGCGTTGTCTGTCGCCGGCTCACCCCTGCAAGCGCGTGGTCACCATGGTGGCCTCGCAACTGATGAAAACGCAGATCGCATTGAACTGGATCGGCGGCCTGATCCACATGGCGCCATCCAACATCCTGACCTTGTTGCCGAGCCTGGGCCTGGCCAAGCGGGTGTCTTCACGGATCGGTAAAACCATCAAGGCCACACCGGTACTGCGCGAACGGGTGGCTTCCAGTCGCTCGCGGGACTCACGCAACACCATGGACACCAAAGAGTTCGAGGGTGGTTCGTTGTACGTGACCACAGCGGGCTCGGCAGCCAACCTGTCGGAGCTGTCGGCGCGCTACGTATACGGTGACGAGATTGACCGTTGGGAAGTGGATATCGGCGAAGAGGGCGACCCTATTGAACTCGCGGAAACGCGGGGCAGTACGTTCGGCCGCAATGCGAAGTTTTACTTTTCCAGCTCACCGACGATCAAGGGCGCATCGCGTATCTCTGATCTGTTCGAGGGCAGCGACCAACGTTACTACTACGTGCCGTGTCCCACTTGCGGGCACATGCAAATCCTCGAATGGGAACGACTGCATTACTCGAAGGATTACAGTGTGGTGCATTACCAGTGTGCTGGGCCTGAGTGCGACGTGCTGATCGACGAGTACCACAAGGGTGAAATGCTCGCCAAGGGTGAGTGGCGTGCTCATGCTGAAGGTGATGGCGAGACAGTCGGCTTCCACCTCAATGCGCTGTATTCGCCGCTCGGCTGGATGGACTGGAAGTCGCTGGCCAAGCAGTTCGAAAAGGCCAAAAAGGCCCAGGCCAAAGGCGACCTTGAACCGATGCAGGTGTTCTACAACACCCGCCTGGCGAAGGTGTGGGACAGCGCGCAAGAGCAAACCAAGGCCGATGTATTGCGAGCACGGGCGCGGCTGGAAGGCTACGCCCTCGGTTCGCTGCCGTCCGCGGTGCTGATGCTCACTGGCTCTGTCGACGTTCAGGCCAACCGCCTGGAGTTCATGGCGATGGGCTGGGGTGTCGGTATGGAACGCTGGGTTGTCGACTTCCAGATCGTCGCCGGTGATCCTGCTGACGAACGTACCTGGGCTGCGTTAGACGAATTGCTCAAGGCTAAATATCGCCACCCCTGTGGTGTCGGACTTGGCATTCTCGCGGTAGCCGTCGACTCCGGTGGCCACCATACCGATGAGGTCTATCAGTTCTGCCGCGTTCGCCGCTGGAGGAATGTGTTCGCCATCAAGGGCGCGAGCAAGCCTGGTAAGCCGGTGATTGCTCAGCGTCCGTCGATGGTCGACGTGACCTGGAAGGGCCAGACCGAACGCAACGGCGCCGAGCTGTGGTTCGTCGGTACCGACACGGCCAAGGACTGGATCTATAACCGCTATCCGTTCGAATCTGGCCCGGGTGCACTGCACTTTGCCAATGACCTGCCGGACGACTTCTTCGACCAGTGCGTCGCGGAGCGCAAGGTTGCGCGCTACATACGCGGACACAAACGCATTGAGTGGGTCAAGGGCAAGGCCGAGCGAAACGAAGCACTCGACTTGATGGTGTATTGCTTGGCCATGGCGCATTACCTGGGCCTCAACCGTTACAAGGAGCACGACTGGGAGCGAGTGCGTCAGTCCCTGGCGCAGTCGGGTTTGTTCGACGACGCAATGGGTATCAAGCCTGTTCAAGGCGAACGCATCACTGGACCAGCATCACCCGTTGCTGCAGCGCAATCGGCTCCACAATCTATTGCTCCGATCGTGCAATCGCGACCGGCAGCACCGCCACCTCAACGCCGCAGCTCCACCAGCGGTTACCTGAAGAGACGCTGATATGTCCTTTACCCAAAAGCACCTCGACGCGGTTGAGACGGCCATCGCACGCGGTGAAAAAGTCGTGCGCTACACCGACCGTACCGTGGAATACCGCACCATCGACGAACTGCTTAAAGCGCGCGAAGAAATCCGCGCATCGCTGATCAGCGCTGCCGGGCCGCGCTCTCGCGTGGTTCGGCTATACCACGGAGGCAAGGGACTCTGATGGCCCGTCACTTTCCGACACTGACCCGTAACGGATTCGTGTTGCCGTCGAACATCAAGGCCAGTTACGAAGGCGCCGGAGAGGGCCGCCGCTCCACTGGCTGGGATGCTCCGGATAACGGGATCAACAGCATCAACACCCCGGCACTGCGCAACCTGCGTTCTCGTTCCCGGGCAGCGGTTCGCAATGACCCGTACGCCTATAACGTGATCGACAAACGCGTCAGCAACTTAATCGGTACCGGCATTACCCCGCGACCGAAAACCGACGACGAAGCTCTGCGTAAATTACTGCAGGAGCTTTGGGATGACTGGGTCGATGAGTCTGATGCTGATGAGCGCACCGACTTCAACGGCCAGCAGGCGCTGGTCGCGCGCACGGTGGAAACCTCGGGCGAATGCTTCGTGCGCCTCCGGCCGCGCAGTCTTAATGAAGGCCTGGCGGTGCCGTTGCAGCTGCAGATACTGGCCCCGGAGTTCGTGCCGCACGACAAGTTCGAAACCACCAAAAACGGTAACGTCATTCGCGCCGGGATCGAGTTCACACCCGACGGCAAGCGCGTGGCGTACTGGATGTACCTGTCGCATCCGCGCGACGCCTCGTCGCTGAACGCCGGCTACAACCGATTGGTTCGCGTGCCAGCGGCGCAGGTACTGCATATCTTCGAGCCGGTCGAGCCAGGCCAGTTGCGTGGTGTGCCGCGCTTGTCACCGGTGCTCAAACGCCTGCGCAGCCTCGACAACTACGATGACGCGGTGCTGTTCCGCCAGGAAGTGGCCAACCTGTTTGCCGGTTTCATCAGTCGGCCAGCGCCGGACTCAGGTCCTGTGCCGAGGGATCCGGTCACCGGCCAGCCGCTGAGTCTGGATGGAGACGGCTTCACGCCGATGGTCGCACTGGAACCCGGCACCATGCAGGAGCTGGGACCAGGTGAAGAGGTCGAGTTTTCCAAGCCGCCAGACGCGGGCAATAACTACCCCGACTTCATGCGACAGCAACTGATGGCAGCCGCTGCCGGTACCGGAACACCGTATGAAATCCTCACCGGCGATATGCGCGAGGTTAATGACCGGGCGTTGCGGGTCGTGCTCAACGAGTTCCGCCGTCGATTGGAACAACTGCAGTTCAGCGTGTACGTGCACCAGCTGTGTCGCCCAGTGCGGGCGGCCTGGATGGACATGGCGGTGCTGTCCGGCGTATTGCGCCTGGACGCTTATGCCCAGCGCCGACGCGAATACCTTCGAACCCGTTGGGTGCCGCAAGGCTGGGCTTACATCCAGCCGGTGCAGGACGTCCAGGCGCGGCGGATGGAAGTCCAAGCCGGCTTCGCCTCGCGCAGTGAGATGGTCCTGCGCACTGGTTACGACGCCGAAACAGTCGACGCCGAAAACGCCGCCGATCTCGCCCGAGCCACGACGCTGGGTCTCAGTTACACCACTCTCGATACTTTCGTCCCCATCGACGATAAGGAGCAACCATGAGCAAAAAAGCGCGACCGCGCGTTTACAACCGCGCCGGCAAGCGCGTGCAGGTGCAGGATAAAACCTGGTACGCGCTGCAAGTCAGCGGTGAGGCCGCCGAGCGAGTAATCGAGGTCTTCGTGTATGGCGAGATCGGTACCTGGGGCATCACCGCCAATCAGTTTGTGCAGGACCTGCGAGCCATGGACGACGGCGTCTCGCCGGTGATCGCGGCCTTCAATAGTATCGGCGGCGATCTGTTCGATGGCCTGGCCATGCACAACGCATTGTCGAGACTGGGTGAACGCTGCACCGGCCGCATTGATGCTTTGGCCGCTAGTGCCGCCAGCGTGGCAGTGTGCGGCGCGCACCGGGTGGTGATCGCGTCCAATGCGATGTTGATGATCCACAATCCCTATACCTATACCGGTGGTGATGCGGAGGACTTTCGCCGAGTCGCCGATGTGCTGGACCAGACGCTGGAGGCGATCATCGCGGCCTACAAGGCCAAGGCCCCGGACATCGACGAAACCGAGCTACGGCGGATGGTCAACGCTGAAACCTGGCTGACCGCTGGTGAGGCGGTGGCGCTGGGCCTGGCTGATGAGATCGGCGACGGTGTCACGGTCAAAGCGTGTCTCGGCCAAGGCGCTGTGCTTCAGCGTTACCAACACGCGCCGGCGGATTTGCTGGCCCAGCTGGACGAGGCGCCCGAGCCGGATCCGGAGCTTGAGCCTGTGCTGGACGATCCACCTCAGACACCACCCGTGGTCGACTCGGCCAAGCTGGCCTTGATGATCACCCAGCGTTGCGCCGAGTCAGGTATTAGCAACCTGGTTGAGCCGTTGCTGAATTCCACCAAGCTCGAAAGCGAAGCGATCGTCCAGGCCGGACTGACCCGCGCCAAGGCCGTGAATGACCTTTGTGTGGCCGCTCGCTTGCCGGAGTTTAGTGCCGAGTACGTTGCGGCAGGGCTGGATACAGCGGCCGTTCGAGCGCGTCTGTTCGACAAGATCGTCACCAGTGGCAAGGGCTTCGAAATCGATAACAGTTTGCCGCTGGACAATGACCCGGCGCCGAAGGTGCTAGCCAAACAACCCGATCCCACTTCGATCTGGGCCGCTCGACAAGCCGCTCAATCCGGAACTGCGCACGGCGCGAAAGGAGCAAGACCATGACCATCAAAAAAGAACCCATCCACGCTGGTGAGTTTCTCCTGTCGGAAGGCGCTGGGAACATTTCGCGTGAGTCGATCAACGTCGCCGCCGGCCCGGCGCTGTACCCGGGCCAGATTCTCGGCCTGGTGACGGCCACCAGTGAATTCGCGCCGTACGCTCCGGCTGCCGACGATGGCAGTGAGACAGCGGTAGCGATTCTCTTCGGTCCGCTGGGTGAGTCGGATGTGGTGCGCCGTGGTCGCGCGGTGGTGCGATTGGCGGAAGTCAGCGAAGCGCACCTGACGGGGCTCGACGCCGACGCTGAAAAAGATTTGGCCGCCCATTTCCTGATCGTCCGATAAGTTAATCAGTCAACTTTATGCCCCCGCCTTGAGCGGGGTTTTTCATTTCTGGAGAGTCCCCATGGCCGATATCGCCATTTTTGACGACGAAGCGTTCACCGTTACCGCGCTCACCGCTGCACTCAATGAACAACCTTACCTGCCGGGCCGCATCAGCGCGCTGGGTCTGTTTCGCGAAGAAGGTGTCACGACCCTGACCGTACAGATTGAAAAGGATGGAGACACCCTGGCGTTGGTACCGGCCGGTGAGCGGGGGAGTTCTGGCCTGGTGGTCGCAGCCAGCAAGCGCAACCTGATTCCATTCAACACCGTGCACTTGCCCGAACGCTTTACCATCAAGGCCGACGAGATCCAGGGCATTCGCGCCTTCGGTACCCGCACCGAATTGCAGGCGGTGCAAGACGTGGTCAATGCTCGCCTTGCGAAAGCACGTCGTCAGTTGGACGCGACGCATGAGTTCCAGCGCATGGGCGCCCTCAACGGCCTGATCCTTGATGCCGATGGTTCGACGGTGCTGTTGGACCTTTATGATCGCTTCGGTGTGCAGCGACAGAAGCTGCCCATGGGCCTGGCCGATCCGGCTACCGAGCTGCGGGTCAAATGTGGCGAAGCGCTGGATATGCAGGAGGATGCGCTGGGCAGCGTCACCAGCACCAGTTCCCGTGCCTTCTGCGGTAAGAATTTCTGGAACAAGCTGATCGTTCACAAGGCGGTCAAGGAGACTTACCTCAACAGCCAGCAAGCAGCGGCCTTGCGTGGTGATGCCCGGGAGAGCTTCGAGTTTGGCGGCATTATCTGGGAGCGCTACCGTGGAAAGGTCGCGGGTGTGTCGTTCGTGCACGACGACAAGGCGTTGCTGGTCCCTGAGGGCGTGCCGGATTTGTATATCTCGGTGTTCGCCCCGGCCGACTACATGGAAACGGTCAACACCCAGGGCATTCCGTACTACAGCATGATCGAGCCACTGCCGTTCAACAAAGGCATGGCCGGTGAAGCCCAGTCCAACCCGCTGCACCTGTGCACGCGACCCCGCGCTCAGATCCTTTTGGAACTCTGACCATGGCCTTTCGCGACCTGATAGCGGAAGTCGATGCGGTGGTGTTCGAGACTCTGGGCGACACCGCGCGTATCGAGGGTCGCGACGAGCCGGTCCTTGGCATGTTTGCCGCACCCTGGCTTCAGCCAAAGTTCGGCAAGCTCAACACGGGCCTGCGCGAACCTCGGTTCGAGATTCGCGTCAGCGATTCGCACGGACTGGAACAGGGTCTGCTGGTCACCATTGAATTGCCCGAGTTGGACGGTGGCGGCGAGTACGACTTGCTGCAGCTTGAGCCGAGCGGTGACGGCCTGGTCGCCTTAATCTTGAGGATGCGTGCATGAGTGTCGGTAGCTATTTCAAGCCATCGGCTGCTGGCGGGATGCTTTCTATCCAGTCCTCGGCGGTGGACCTGAAAGCCCTCGAAGAATTTGCCAAGGTGGTGCCCAAAGCCGCCGCCGCAGCTCAACGTCGGGCGATCAATAAAACCTTGGGTTGGCTGCGCACCCACATTGCGCGAGCAGTCAGCCGGCAAGAGCGCATTGCCGTTGCTGCGGTTCGGCAGCGCTTGCGCAGCTACCCCGTCACCGGCGGGTCCACCAGCGGCAAGTTGTGGTTCGGTCTCAACGCCATCGAGTCCAGCCGGATCGGTCGAGCGCGACAGACTGGCCGCGGGGTCTCAGTGGCCGGGCGGCGGTACCAGGGTGCCTTCCTGAAGAAGGTCTATGGCAACAAGCCCGACATCTGGATCCGCACCGCGAGCAAGCACTTCAATGCGGACGACTACCCCGATAGCACAGTGTCGGGGGGCGGGGGTGTCAGTTCGGGATGGGTCGCGGAAAACGGCAACCGCTTTCCACTGGTCAAAGCCAAAGTATCGCTTGAGCAAGCCCGTCCGCACTTCCATACCTGGATCAAGCGGGCCGACGCTCGGTTGCTAGAAATCCTGCGACAGGAATTCAACTTTGAGCTGCAGAAGCACCTGAAGAGGATCGCCCATGTCTGAGGAGCCTTTTCGCCTGGACCACCTTTATCAGGCGATCGAGCAGCATCTGTCGAGCAATCTGTCTGGCATCAAAGCGGTGACAGCCTGGCCCAACATCAAGGATCGCATTGCGTTGCCGGTGGTGTTCGTTGAATTGTCCGAAATGGAGCCGGGGGACGATATTGGTACCGGCGAAACGACCCTGGTCTGTCGGTTCGAAGCGAGGATCATCGTTGATCCCATCCTCCCCAAACACTGCCAGCAGGCTGTTCATTTGGCCGCACAGTTGGCAGTGTTGTTGCGCATGCAAACCTGGGGTTTGGCCGTGGAGCCTGCCGAGTTCGTTCAAGCCACACAGGATTGGACCAGGCCGGAGCTCGACGGTTACATAGTCTGGCTGGTGGAGTGGACTCATCAAATCTATCTGGGCGTTGAAGAATGGCCTTGGCCGGATGAGCCGCCCGGCTCGTTGGTATTCGGTTTTAGCCCGGACACCGGCCCAGGCCATGAGGGCAAGTACGTCGCGCCCGAGTTGTTGGAATGAGTGGGTATGCGTTAGCGCAGCATGATCGGATGCTTGCCGGCGTGGCGCTGGCCACTTACGTCGTCGCCCTGGATCTTACAGGGTCACCGCCGATGTGCCGCGTCTCTAATGGCGAGTGGACCAGCGCCTGGGTGCGCTGGCACAGCCTCGCGGCCGGCAAGGCCCGCCACTGGCGCGCGCCCAGCATGGGCGAGCAGGGCATGTTGATCAGCCCCAGTGGCGACCCGGCGCAAGGCACCTTTGTGCCTGGCCTGTACGGCGATGCCGGCCCGCCGCCGGACAACCGCGACCATGTGGAGGTGTGGCGGTTCGACGATGGTGGCTCGCTGGTCTACGACTGGGAGGCGAACACGTACACCATCACGCTGCCAACCGGCACCGTCACCATCAAGGTGGGGGCTTCGGTAGCGACCGTTACGGATAACGCCGTGTCGGTCGAGTCGACGGCCATCACCTTGAAAGGGGCGGTGAAGGTTGACGGCCCGTTACTCGTAACGGGCGCGGTCACCGGTCAATCCACAATCATGGATGCCGCTGGCAACAGCAATAACCACTCGCATTGATAGTGACCTTCCTACAGCCCGCCGCGTGCGGGTTTTTTTATGCCCGGAGAACCCATGTCGAAAACCAAGGAAGTCGCGCCGGCTGTTGTGGCTGCGCCGAAAACCACCCGCTTTCGCGACAAGTTGTACACCTCCCGCAAGGTGATTTTGCCGGACGGCGCGTCGCTGTCCGTGGTCCAGGGCGTGGCCGAAGTTGAGAGCGATGACGCCCCGGCCTTGGCGCATATGCAGGCGCACCCCGAGTTTGAGCCCCTGGAGTAACCACCATGATTGGAATGGATCGCCACACCGGCCTGCCGTTGTCTGGCCTTGCCCATTTGCGGCAATCCATTGCAGACATTTTGACCACGCCACAAGGCAGCCGGCGGATGCAGCCGGAGTACGGCAGTTTGTTGCGCCGCTTCGTCGATCTGCCGGCGACAGCCGGCTGGCGCAGCGCCGTTCAGGCCGAAGTCAGTCGGGCGATTGGTCGCTGGGAGACTCGGTTGAAACTTGAATCGGTTCGCGTCACGGCTGTGCTCGAGGGGCAAATCACCTTTGAGTTGAAAGGTGAGTACCTGGGCGACAGTGTTTTATTGGAGGTTTCAGCATGAGCGCGGTGGATCTGTCAGCACTGCCAGCGCCCGAGGTGGTCGAGCCTCTGGAGTTTGAGGAAATCTACGCCGAAGAGCTGGGCACCTTCCGGGGGTTCATGGGGGATAACTGGACCGCCACCCTGGAAAGCGATCCGGTGACGAAACTGCTTGAGCTGGGGGCCTATCGCAAGATGGGCAACCGCGCCCGGGTCAACGACGCCGCCAAGGCCGTGTTATTGGCTTACGCGCGCCGCTCCGACCTCGACCAGTTGGCGGCGAACGTCAATCTGAAGCGACTGGTGATCCAGGCCGAAGACACCAGCACCGTGCCGATCACGCCTGAGGTGCTGGAAGAGGACGACGCCCTGCGCGAGCGTATCCAGCTGGTCTATGAGGGGTTGACCACGGCCGGGCCGCGTAACAGCTACATCCTGCATGCGCGCAATGCGTCGGGGCTGGTGGCGGATGCCACCGCCGAAAGCCCCGCGCCGGCCACGGTGGTGGTCACCGTGTTGGGCCGCGATGGTGCGGGCGAGGCGCCGCAATCGTTGCTCGATCTGGTTTACACCTACCTGAGCGATGACAACATCCGCCCGGTTGGTGATCGGTTGATTGTGCAAAGCGCCCAGGTGCTGCCCTACCAAATCAACGCCATTTTGCACATGGTCGGCACGGGGTCGGAAAACGAAACCATTTTGGCGGAATGCCGCAAGCGGTTGGCCGCCTGGATCAATCCCCGGCGGCGGGTGGGGGCGGAGATTGCGCGGTCGGCCATTGATGCGCAGTTGCACATCGCCGGGGTTCGGCGCGTAGAGCTGGTGGGCTGGTCGGACATTTTCCCGAGCCAATCCCAGGCGGCCTACTGCACAGGTTTCACCGTTACGAAGGGTGATTGACATGAACAGTCTATTGCCCCTCAACAGTACGCAGCTGGAGCGCGCCATTGAGGCCGCGACCGTTGAAGCCACCCCGGTGCCGCTGCGCCTGCTCTACAACGCGGACACTTGCCCGGTCGAGCTGTTGCCGCATTTGGCGTCGGCCTGGTCGGTGGACCGCTGGGACGAAAAATGGTCTGAGGCGGTCAAGCGCAACGCCGTGCGGTCTTCGTTCTATGTCCACGCGCACAAGGGCACGATCGGCGCGCTGCGGCGGGTGGTTGAGCCGCTGGGCTATCTGATTGAGGTGGTCGAGTGGTGGCAACTTAACCCGACCGGGATACCCGGCACCTTTGCCTTGAAAGTGGGCGTGCTCGATACCGGCATCACCGACCAGATGTATCAGGAACTGACGGCGTTAATCGATGACGCCAAGCCGGTCAGCCGGCACCTGATTGGCCTTGCTATCAGCCTGGAAACCACGGGCCGCATGTACCTAAGCGCCTCGATTTCCGAAGGCGACGAAATTGACGTTTACCCGCCGGACCCACGAGATATTGAAGTCTCGGGAGTGATCGGTCGTGGGGGACGTGAAACCACTATCGACACCCTGGATGTTTATTCATGATCGATTCGAACTCACAGTTTTACGCCATCCTGACGAATGTGGGGGTCGCGAAACAGGCCAACGCCAACGCCCTGGGGATTGCCTGGAAGATCACCCAGATGGGCGTCGGTGATGCCAACGGCGCCGACCCCCAGCCCAGCGCCACCCAAAAGACGCTGATCAACGAATGGCGGCGCGCGCCACTGAATCAGCTGATCCAAGACGCGACCAATCCGGCGATTATCATTGCCGAACAGGTCATTCCGGCTGAGATCGGCGGCAAGTGGATTCGGGAAATCGGCCTGTACGACGTGGACGGTGATCTGGTCGCTGTTGCCAACTGTGCGCCGTCGTTCAAACCGCTGTTAGCGCAAGGCTCTGGCCGCACGCAAGTGGTGCGGATGAACCTGATTGTCAGCAACTCGGCCAGTGTCGAGCTGAAAATTGACCCCGCGGTGGTGTTGGCGACTCGCGAGTTTGTCACCTCGGAGCTGGCCAAGCAGGACTTTAAAAGCTCGGTGCTGGTGTGTACGACGGGCAATATCGCGCTGACCGGTTTGCAGACGATTGATGGCGTGGCAGTTACCGCTGGCAAGCGCGTGCTGGTCGCCAAGCAAACCGCCGGTAAGGATAACGGCATCTGGGTGGCGGCTGCCGGGGCCTGGACCCGGGCGGCTGATGCGGACAAGTCGGAGAAGGTAACGCCGGGGCTGCTGGTGCATGTCGAGCAGGGCACGCTGTACGGTGATAGCGGCTGGCAACTGATCACCGATGGTGCCCTGTCCCTGGGCGTGACGTCGCTGAGCTTTGAAATGGTTTGGGGTCGTACCGGCGTCACGGCGGGCACCTATCGCAGCGTGACCGTGGATAAAAACGGGCGTGTGGTAGCCGCCACGAATCCGACGACCGTGGCGGGCTATGGCCTGACCGATGTCTACACCATGAGTCAGGTGGACGCGGCGCTGGCCGCACTGGTTAACTCGTCACCCGCCGCCCTCGACACGCTGAATGAATTGGCGTTGGCGCTCGGTAACGATCCGAATTTCGCCGCCACCATCACCAACTTGCTCGCCCAAAAAGCGCCGATCGCCTCGCCTACACTGACCGGCGTGCCGAAGGCGCCGACCGCTCCCGTAGGGACTGCATCAACGCAAATCGCCACGATGCAGGCCATCATTGATGCGCTTGCCAGCGTCGGCCTGGGGTTAAGCGCAGGCGCAAATAACATTGCAGCAGGCACTGACCTCAACACGATCCTAAAGTCGGGCGTGTATGGGCAAGGTGTAACGGCCAATGCCACGCTGGAGCTTAACTACCCGGTAGCCAAAGCCGGTACGTTGTTTGTACTGCGCGGTGGCGCGGTGATCGTTACTCAGCTCTACATGGAATTTAACACCGGCCGGATCTGGAACCGAGGTATCTACAACGGCGCACCGTCCGAGTGGTCGATGGGCTGGGACACTTCGAGCCTGGTTAAGACCGATTCCCCGCTCGACACCACCCCTGGGCGCATGCTCAAGGTTGGAGACTACGGGATCGGCAATTGGAACGGCGTTAAAGTGGCGTTCACGACCAATAACGACTGGTCGAAGCCTGCGGGATGGTCGGGATTCATTGATGTAACCACCTCGAAAGCCAACGGCTGCACCGTTCCCGTGAACGCGGCCGGCGTTAGCCCTACTTACGGGATTTTCTCAATCCTGGGGCGGCGCGACTCTAACAACGGCTATGTCGGTATGTTCGTCGACTACGCGAATGGCCGTACCTGGATGTGCCATTGTGCGGTTCTGGCTGATGGCCCGACCTGGCGCGAAATTTACACCCCATTGAACGTCAGTCCGTTCATCCAGACACTGCTTGACGATGCTGACCAGACCACCGCCCTGGCCACGCTCGGCGTTCCTGGGCTCGTTTCTGGGATGATTCAGGGCGTCACCAGTAAAAACGTGGGGGGTGGGGTAAACGTCACCCTCACAGCGGCCGAGGCGAATGTTGGCGTTTTGTGGTTCACGGGCGTCCTGACGGCGAACATCAGCGTGATCGTTCCCGCTGGCGCGGGTATGTGGACTGTAGTGAACAGAACTACGGGCGCTTTCACTCTGACCCTTCGTCAGGGGGCTCTTGCTAATCCGGGGGTGGTGGTCCCGCAATCCCGTCAGATGCAGGTGGTTTCGAACGGCACGACCACCCTGAGTCAAACCAACACCGCGTTCAGCAGTGCGGAATTCTCCGGCGAGGTTCAATCGCTCGGCAATAACGCGATGCGTCATATTCAAGGCAATTACGGCTCTTTTTGGCGCAATGATGGCGCTAGCCTGTATCTGATGCTGACGGACAGCGGCGACCAATACGGCAGCTACAACGCACTCAGGCCGTTCGCCGTCAACCTGGCAACGGGCAAAGCCAGTCTGGCATCTGGCGTCAACATGCCCACCATGCCACCGGGGACAAACACCACGGACGGCGCCACTTGTGGCTTCGTCCAGGCGGCTTTGGCGGCGCTCGTCAGCTCGTCGCCGGCTGCACTCGACACGCTGAATGAGTTGGCGCTGGCGCTCGGTAATGATCCGAATTTCGCCACTACCATGACCAACCTGCTGGGGACCAAGGCGCCGCTGGCGTCGCCAGCGCTGACCGGCGATCCAAGGGCACCAACACCAGCGACGACGGACAATGACACGTCGATTGCGACGACGGCATTTGTTCGCGCGGTGATGGCCTTGTTTGGCCTTGGTACCGATACGGCGCCGCTGGTCGCAGATGCTAACGACATCACGCTGTCGGGCCTAAGCCGACTTAACTCCGACGGCCTTAATTTGCCGATCGCGTCCTCGTCGCCGGTAACGCTTTTTACCCAGCGATTTAGTAGCACGGGCGCGCTACAGATCTGCAATGTCTTGGCCTTCGGCGCGGGCGGGAGGATGTTTTGGCGGATTCAAGCCGGTAGCACTTGGGGCGCCTGGCGCGAGGTGGCGGCGACCGATAGCCCAGCTTTCACCGGCACGCCAACCACACCAACGCCAGCCACTAACACCGCTGGTCAGCAAGTGGTCAACCAAGACTACGTTCGGGCGTGGACCCGTAAATTCATTGGTGCAGGTGTCGGTGGTTTGGGTTCGGCTTACACAGTGAATCCCAATCAGGTGGGCCTGTGGTTCAACATCACCACGCCCGGTGCGGTAATTACCCTGCCGGCGACTGATACGGTTCCGTCTGGCTCGACATTCCTGTTTCGGAATATCTCCGGCAATTCAAACGCCACGCTGTCGTCAACCAGCACCTTTAGCGCTGAGACGACGGGTGCGACCTTAATCCTCGCCCCTTATGAAGTGGTCGAGGTGGCCGCGAGTGGAGGATCGTACGTTGTAATTAACCGCGGCTCGATGGCGCAGGGTGCGCGGATTGATAGCCCGGCCTTTACCGGCAACCCGACCGCGCCAACGCCGGCGCAAGGCGATAACGACACCTCAATTGCAAACACTGCGTTTGTAACCACGGCTATCAGCGCAAGTGAGAATAACCGTGTGGGTGAAGTCACGCACTTTGCGATGTCCACGCCGCCACCGGGTTACTTGAAGCGTAACGGCGCTTGGGTATCTCGCACTGCTTACGCCGCGTTGTTCGCAAAAATTGGGACAACCTACGGTGCGGGCGATGGCTCCACTGTGTTCGCACTTCCGGATTCGCGGGCAGAATTTGACCGGGGCTGGGACGACGGCAGAAACGTGGATACAGGGCGCGTGTTCGGCTCTGCGCAGGCCAGCCAGAACCTGAGCCACACCCACACGGGCTCGGCCATTAACGGCGGCGCGCATAACCACCAGACAGCTTTTGTCAGGGAGAAAATTGCCGCGAACATGGTTACGGAAGGTGGTAACGCCGTCTTTGGCGATGAGATGACGGACGGTCCGCAGTATCTGACCACATCAGACCACCCAGGCCACACGCACATGCTGATGATTGCCAACAGCGGCGGCAATGAATCGCGACCAGTCAACACCGCGTTCCTGGCCTGCATTAAATATTAAGGATGGTGAAAATGAACGACGAATTTTTCCCGGAAGATGAAGTCATGCCGGTTGAGTCCCCTGTGTATTGGTGGCTGGTGGAGGGGGTGACGCCGCCCGTGATCTGTAATGTTGATCGCATTACCGGTGAATTCATCGGCGTGGGCGAGGCCGACTACAGTCCGCTAGAGCCAGGGGTGTGGCTTGTCCCGGCGAATGCCTATCAGTGCGAGCCGCCCGTGCTTGCAACGGGTTTCGCGGCCATCCGCACCAAAGACGGAGCGAGCTGGCAGCGGGTGCCCGACCATCGCGGTTTGACGGTTTACAGCACCGCCACCGGCGAGGCGGCCGTGTGGAGCGCCCTCGGCGAGCTACCCCCGGAGTGGACCCTGGAGGCGCCCAGTTCTGAGTTTGACGAATGGGTCGATGATGAGTGGGTATTGGACGAAGCGGCCCAAGCGGCAGCGTTGACTAAAGTCGCTGCGCGCAAAAAGTCGCTGTTGGCGCAGTACAGCACCAACATGATCAACACCCTGCAGAACGCGGTCGATCTGGAAATGGCCTCGGCCGGCGAGGTTGAAGCGCTGAGCGCCTGGAAGGCCTACGGCGTTTATTTGAACCGCATCGAGCCGAGCGCCGAACTGACGCCAGGTGACTGGCCATCCAGCCCGAACGATACCGCCCTGGCGGGCTGGCTTGAGGCGCAAGGCTTCGAAGAGCCACCGCCGTCAGCGGTCACTACACCCGCTTAAACGCCCCGTAATCCGGGGCGTTTTTGCATCCGTCCTGTTTTCCCAAGCCCCGACAGTGCCGGGGCTTTTTCATGTCTGGAGATTGGCTCTATGAGTGGTTTTTTTCACGGCGTTACCGTAACGAACGTCGACACCGGGGCGCGTAGCATTGCGCTGCCGTCGTCTTCCATCATTGGCTTGTGCGACGTGTTCACGCCCGGGCCGCTGGCTGAGGGCACCCCGACCGCCCTGGCCAACGAACTCAAGCTGATTACCAACGAGCGCGAAGCGATTGCCGCCTGGGGTGCTGGTGCGCCTATTACCAAAGCCTGCCAGGCGATTTTTGCGCGGGCCAAGGCGGTGATCGTCGGTTGTGGCGTCGGCAAGGTGGTCGAGGCGGCGGGGCAAACCTCGGCGATCATTGGCGGCGTGTTGGCTTCTGGCCAGCGCACCGGCCTGCAAGCGCTACTGGACGGTAAAAGCAAGTTCAACGCCCAACCCCGCCTGCTGATTGCGCCCAAGCACACGGCGACCCTGGCGGTGGCGACCGCCCTGGACGGCCTGGCGGCCAAGCTGCGCGCCATCGCCATCATTGATGGGCCGAACACCACCGACGAGGCCGCTGTGGCTTACGCCGAAAACTTCGGCAGCAAGCGCGTGTTCATGGTCGATCCGGGCGTGCAGTTCTGGGACACGGTGGCGAGCCAGACCATTGATGCGCCGGCCTCGGCCTGGGCGGCGGGCATGTTTGCCTATACCGACGCGGAGTACGGGTTTTGGGCATCGCCGTCCAACAAGGAAATGGTCGGCATCACCGGCACGTCGCGCCCGGTGGAATTCCTCGACGGTGATGAAACCTGCCGGGCCAACCTGCTCAACAACGCCAATATCACCACGATCATTCGCGACGACGGGTTTCGCCTGTGGGGCAACCGCACCATGTCGAGCGACAAAAAATGGTCGTTTGTCACCCGCGTGCGCACCATGGATATCGTCATGGACGCCATCCTGTACGGGCATAAATGGGCGGTCGACCGGTCGATCACCAAGACCTATATCAAGGACGTCACCGATGGCCTTCAAGCCTTCATGCGCGACCTGAAAAACCAAGGCGCGATCATCAATTTCGAGGTCTACGCGGACACCGAATTGAACACGGCCAGCCAACTGGCCGATGGCAAGGTGTTCTGGAACATCCGGTTCACCGACGTGCCGCCTGCTGAAAACCCGAATTTCCGTGTCGAGGTCACTAACCAGTGGCTGACCGAAGTGCTTGAAGCCGCCTAAGGAGGCCGTCCAATGATTCCGCAAACCCTTTCTAACACCAACTTGTTCGTCGACGGCACGAACTTCACCGGCGACGTGCCGTCGCTGACGCTACCGAAAGTGACGGTGAAAACCGAAGAGTATCGCGGCGGCGGTATGGCCGGCCCGGTCGAGATGGACATGGGCCTGGAAAAGCTCGAGGCCTCGTTTGTCACCAACGGCGTGCGCCGTGAGTCGCTGAAGTTCTTTGGCCTGGCGGATCAGACCGCGTTCAACGGTACGTTCCGCGGCTCGTTCAAGGGCCTCAAGGGCGCGATCACGCCGGTGATTGTCACCGTGCGCGGCATGCTCAAAGAGGTGGACATGGGCGACTGGAAGCCCGCCACCGTCGCGGAAATCAAGCACGCGATTGCCGTCACTTACTACAAGTTGGAAGTCGACGGCCGCTTGATTTACGAAATCGACATGGTGAACGCGGTACGCGTGATCGATGGCGTTGACCAACTCGCAGACGAACGTGCGGCCCTGGGCCTGTAAGGATTAATCATGAGCACTACACCTGAAAACAAACCGTTGCCGAGCTGGCTGGTGATGACCGACGAGGGCGTCAACATCGCGTTCAAGTACAAGGCGCAAGTCAATGACATGACCGTGGACAAGCTGTTCATGCGTGCGCCGAGCATCCGTGATAACCGCAAGGCGCAGGCCGTGGCAAACGGGGATCGTGAGATGCACGAGTTTCACCTGTTCGCCAGCCTGACCGACTGCCCGGTCAAGGATATCGAAGGCTTCAAGGAGCGCGACTATCGCCGTCTCCAAGAAGGTTATTTTCGCCTTGTCGAAGAGACTGAGCTGTAACCCCGAAACCATGAAGATGGCGGCCAAGAAACTCGCAGCGGAAACCGGGTTTTCCGCTGCCGAGATTCAGGGCATGCCGTTCAATGAAATGATTTGGTGGCTCACGGATTGAGCCTTTTAGCCGTTGCCTGGGGTGCGCTATGTCTGATTTAAAGCTGGGCCTGGTGATCGGTGGGGCGGTCAGTTCTTCCGTGGGGAAGGCCTTCAAGGATGTTGAAAGCCGTATCCAGGCCCTGGACGACAAGGGGGCCAAGGCTCGCATTCTGCAAAGCACCATCGGCGAAACGATCAAGCTGCGCGATGAATGGAAAAAGGCCCATGAGACGGGCGCGGCCGGGGCGTCGACGTTGCTGTCGCGCCTCAATGCCAACCTGGCCAGCCTCAAAGCGCAGGGTGTGGAAGCCGGTCGACTGGGCCGGGCCTATGAAGCCATGGGCCGTAAAGCCCGGGCGGCTGAGCTGCAGGCTGAAGGTCGGCGGCAGATGGAAGAAGGCCGGGACGGGCTGAAAAGCACGGCCGGGCAAGCGGTAGCGGCCACCGCTGTGGCGGTGATGCCGGTCAAAGTCAGCGCCGATTACGGCGCAATCATTCGTGACATTGCGATCAAGGCGGGCATTGCTAACAGCCCGCAAGAAGCGCAAATGTCGCAAACCATCGTCAAAACCTCCCGGGATACCGGGATGGCGCGTAACGATGTGGCCGAGGTGGTGAACGCCTTGGTCGGTGCCGGCATGGACCTCAAGCAGGCCATTGACTACGCGCCGTCGGCGGCCAAATTCGTGGTCGGCCAGGGCGCTGATGGCGCAGACACGGCGAGGATGATCAACGCCCTGGGGCAGAACGCTAAGATCACCGATCCCAAGGTCATGCAGCAGGCGCTGGAGGCGATCGCCTACCAAGGCCAAGCAGGCAGCTTTGAAGCGGCCGACATGGCGAAATGGTTCCCGGAAATGCTCGCCGGCATGGGCAAGCTGGGCATCACCGGTATGGATTCCGTGACACAGCTGGGCGCGCTGCTGCAAGTGCAGATGAAGACTGCCGGCGGCGCGGATGAGGCGGCCAACAACCTCAAAAACTGGATGGAGAAAATCGGTTCCGGCGACACCGTCAAGGCTTACAAGGACGTCGGGATCGACTATGAAGCGTCGATGCAGAGCGGCATGCAAAAAGGCATGTCCACGCTGGAGTCCAGCTTTGCCCTGGCGCAACGCTACATTCAGGCGACCGACCCGAAAAAGGCCGCCGCGATGGCCGAGGCGACGGCCAAGATCAGCAAGGAAGCCGATCCGGTTAAAGCCCAGGCGATGATCAACGCCCTGGAACAAGCCTTGCGCACCGGCGACCTGTTTGCCGACATGCAGGTCAAGGGTGCGTTGACCGCGTTTATGCAGAACAAAAATCTGTATGAGCAGCTGAAAAATGACTCGCGCGCCGCCTCGGGCATTCTGGACAAGAACCTGGACGAACGCCGCGATGCGTCGGCGCAGCGCTGGAAAGAAGTCGGGCAGAGCATGGACGATGCCTTGCGCTCGGTAGGGGATGCGCTGGCCCCTATGACTGACGCGGTGGCCTCGGGGATCACCACGGTGACGCGCGGGCTAAGCCAACTCACGGACGAGTCGCCCAAGGTCGTGAGCGGCGTGGCGGCGGTGGTGGCGGGCTTCCTGGCCCTGCGCGCCGTGGTCAACACCGTGAAAATTGGTCGAGGCCTGATGAACCTGGGCCGGGGCACCCTGATGGGTAACCCGAACATCCCGCAAAAAGTCATTGTGATGAACCCCGCGTCTGGCGGTGGTCCGGACCTGGGCGGTGCTGACGCAGAGCGCAAGAAGCGCGGCCGACGCGAGCGGGCGGGTACGCCGTCGCCTGGGTCTCCAGGGGGCCCAGCATCGCCGGCGCCGCCTGAGCGGGCCGCCAAGCCGCGCATGCGGGTGTATGCCGGCGCGGATCTGAGCAAGGCCCATAAGCCGTTGAGCGGTTGGAAACCACCCACGACGGTGCCCCGGGTTGAGCCTGTTGCCGCCACACCCAAGCCGGCCGCCGTAGGCGCCGGCCCCAAGGTGGCGGGCTCGGGGGCGGTCGTGTTTGCCCTGCTCGATGCCGGCATGAAGGCGAAAGACACCTACGACACGGCCACGACCCAGGACGAGAAGGCCGAAGGTTATGGCGAGGCCGCCGGTGGCTTTGCCGGCACGTTGGCGGGTGCGGCGGCAGGGGCGGCGATTGGCTCGATGGTGCCGGTGATTGGCACCATCGTCGGCGGGGTGCTGGGGGGTTACCTGGGCAGCCTGGGCGGTGATGCGGCGGGCGGCTATCTGGGCAAGAAGATGTTCGGCGGTGACGAATCGCTGAAACAGATGCCAGTGGCCGGGCCGCTGATGATGGCGGACGCGGGCAAGTCGATTCCGCCCGTGCTCGATGACGTGGCTCAATCGTTCAAGACGTCGGCCCCGGCGCCTTTGCTGCTGGGTCGGTCGCCGATGGTGGCCCCAGCGGATCAGCGCCCGGTGGCGCGGGTGGATAAAGCGCCCAGCATGCCGGCGCCGGTGCCGCTGGCGCCGCTGTTGCCTCGGCCGTCGGTGGTGGGCCCGGTGGAGCAGCGCCCGGTGGCGCAGGTGGATAAAGCGCCTGATGTGCCGGCGCCGGTTCTGTCGGTGCCGCTGGCACCGCTGTTGCCCCGCCCGCCGGTGGTGGCCCCAGTAGAGCAGCGCCCGGTGGCGCCGGTGGAGAAAGCGCCTGGTGAGCCGGCGCCGGTTCTGTCGGTCTCGGTACCGCCGGCGCCGCTGTTACCTCGCCCGCCGGTGGTGGCCCCAGTCGAGCAGCGCCCGGTGGCACCGGTAGAGAAAGCGCCTGGTGTGCCGGCACCGGTTCTGCCGGTACCGGCACCAGGGGCCCAGCGGCCGAAGGACGAAAAACAGACCGCGCCCGTCCTGCTGGCACCGGTCAAAGCCGAACGTTCGGTAACGCGTGCGGAGGGGGTGAGCCCGGTTGTTTCAGTCATGACGCCCAAGCCGGCGGCACCGGCGATCAACCTGCTACTACCGGAGCGTGCGGCAGATGCCCAGGCGCAAGCCCGGCCGCCCGTTTTGCATAACGCGGCGCCGGTTCCGGACGGGCCGAAATTGGGGGATGTGGCGCGCGTCCTGGCGGCAAAGCCGGCGATGGCCACGCCGGCACCGATCATCCTCAAGCCGGAGCCTCCGCCCAAGCCCGCGGCCCCTAAGTACGAGCAGAAGGTGGAGATTCATGCACCGATTACGCTGACCGTGCAGGGGGATGTGAAAGACCCACAACAGCTGATGCGTGAGCTGGAGCCCATGATTCAGCGGGTCATGCGCGACGCGGCGCAGCAGGCGCAGCGCTCCAATCTGTTTGATGCCCCGCATGTCGAGTAAGGAGGCGTAATGCCCTATATGGAGCAGTTGCAATCGGGCCTGAAGTACCTGGCGTCAGCCGGGGAAACAGGCCGCCGAAGTTTGGACGGTATGCTTGGCCCGGTGAACGGCGCGATCAGTGAAATCAGCGGGGCGGCGTCTGAGCTGGAGGGTCTGCCGATTGTGGGGCCAGCGGTGGGGGCCAAGCTCCAGCGGGTCATGCGCGGGGTGCAGGCAGCTCAATCGAAGGTCGGCAAGGTGGTGGCCACCTACAACAAGGCCAGTCGGGCCGTGTCGCAGATCGATGAGCGCATGGGGGTACTCAAGGAGCAGGCCGCCAAAGCCAGTACCGCGATCAACAAGATTGCCGGCAAGGTCAGCCCGTCGTTGTCCAACATTGTGCCGACCTCTTCTTTTGCGGCAGACAAGACGCCCGCCGTCGAGGCGGTGAAGGCGTTCCCCCATCTGTTGATCATGCAGCCGCTGACCGCCAAGTCTGAGCCGTATTACTTCAACCTGGACACCGCCGCGTTTGACGAGTTGAGTCGTTCCAGCGACTTCCGATGGGCCTCGCAGGAGCGGTTGACGCGGCGGCCGGCGCAGCAGGCGGTCGGCATGGGCGAAGAGAAATTGACGCTCAAAGGCTCGATTTTCCCGGGTTTCAAGGGCGGCATCAAACAACTGGACACCTTACGCAGCATTGGCGCCCAGCTGGCGCCCCTGGCGTTGACCACGGGCTATGGCGCGGTGCTGGGCAGCTGGTGCCTTAAAAACATTCAGGAAGACCAAAGCGCGCTGTTGCAGGGCGGTATCCCGCGCAAGCAGGGCTTTACCTTGGAGTTTGTGCGTTATGGCGACGACCTGCAGAACATCTGACGGGGACTTACTCGACACCCTTTGTTATGACTTTTACGGCCATCTGAACGGCTCAGTCGAGGCCGTGCTTGAGGCGAACCAAGGGCTGGCGGATGAGGCCCAGCCATTCCGCGCCGGCGTGCTGATCCGCTTGCCGGATCTGCCGGACCCCTCCGACGGCACCGTGATGCTGTGGGATTAACCCGGCGTGACGCATAACACCGTCAGTCACCCGACCCCGCTGATGCGGGGTTTCTTATTCTGGACTGCCCATGAAACCATTGTTTCGCGTCGTTGCCGATGGCAAGGACATCACGGCCTTGATCAACGATCGGCTGTTGTTGCTGCGCACCACCGACAAGCCCGGGATCGACTCGGATGAATTCGAGTTGCGCATTGATGACCGCGACGGCGAGGTCGCGTTGCCCAGTCGGGGCGCCAATATCGAGCTGTACCTGGGCTATGAGGGGCAGCGCTTGACCCGTGTCGGGCAGTACACCATTGATGAAATCGAAGTCTCTGGCCCGCCCGACACCATGGTCCTGCGCGGCAAAGCCAGTGACATGCGCGGCAGCGGCAAGACCACCCGCAGCGGCAGTTGGGAGGACGTGCCGTTGTCCAAGATTGTCAGCGATATCGCGCAGCGTAATGGCTGGACGCCCGTGTGCAACGTGACCACCAAAGTGCTCCGGGTCGATCAGCTCGGCGAGTCCGACTTTAATTTCATCACGCGCCTGGCGAAACAGTACGACTGCACGGCCAAGGTGGCCGACGGCAAGCTGTTGGTCATGCCGCGACAGGACGGATTGAGCGCATCCGGCAAGGTGCTGGGGGGCGTCAGCATTAGCCGCCGCGACGTCAGTCGCTGGCAATTTCGCCTTGGCGATCGCACGACCCATAAAGCGGTCTCGACCAAGCATCAGGACAAGAAGACCGGCAAATTGTCCGTGGTCACCCTGGACAATGCCGACGCGCCCGATGGTCTGCCGCCGGTGCATAGTGACCGGCATATCTACCCCAACAAAAGTGCCGCCGAGCAGGCCGCCAAGGCGCGCTTGGCCGCGTTCAACCGTTCCACGGCCGGTGTGCGACTGGAAATGCCGGGGCGCACTGATGTGTTTGCAGAGATGCAGTTGAGCGCCACGGGCTTTAAGGTCGGGCTCGATGGCGAGTATCTGGTGGACTCGGTGGAGCAGGTGTTTACCCAGTCGGGCTGGAGCACCACGGTGGAATGCAACGGCGGCAAGAAGGGCAAGGCCCTGGCCAAAGGCAAGGCGAAGAAAGAAACGAAGCCGCTCAGGGTCGAGCAGCTATAACCCCCCATTCCCCAGGTCGCCATCGAGCGGCTTTTTTTTGTCTGGAGTTTCCCCCATGCCGATCACCGAGGCGCAACTGTTGCGCATCCTCCCCAATGCCCGCCCCGTCGCGGGCATTTTTGTGCCTGCGCTCAATCGCGCCATGGCGCGTTATGACATCAGCATCCCGGTGCGCCAAGCGGCTTTTCTGGCGCAGGTCGGGCACGAGTCGGGGCAGCTGCGATCGCTGAGCGAAAGCCTGTACTACAAGGACGCCACGCGCGTGGCGCAGTTGTTCAAGTACGGTTTCGACCTGAACCACAACGGCCGCGTCGATCCTGCCGAGGTGCGCGATGCCGAGGCGTATTTGCGCAATAGCGAGAAGCTGGCCAACCGCGTTTATGGCGGTCGTTACGGTAACGGCCCGGAAGCCTCGGGCGACGGTTTCAAGTACCGCGCACGGGGCCTGATCGGCGTGACGTTCCGCGATAACTACCGGCTGGCCGGCAAGGCCATTGGCCTGCCGTTGCTCGATCAGCCCGAGCTGCTGGAGCAGCCCGAATATGCCGCGCTGTCGGCGGCCTGGTTCTGGTGGGATCGCGGTTTGAACGAGCTGGCCGACGCTGGGCTGTTCGACAGCATCACGCGCAAGATCAACGGCGGCGGCAATGGCGCCGCTGAGCGTCGCGCCCTGTGGGCCACGGCCAAGGAGACGCTATGCGCCTGATCGATCTGCTACCGCCAGCGCTACGTCCCTGGGCGGTGGCCCTGGTGCTGCTGGCGATCGCCGGTGTAGCCGCTGGCGGCGCCTGGGTGGCGCAAGACTGGCGGTATGGCAAGGAACTGGCCGAGCAGGCCGGCCAGGTCGATCAGGCGGCGCTGAAGCGTGCCGAGGATGCCTTGGCCGCGCTGGCGATCGAGCAGCGCAGCCGGCTAGCCCTGGAGTCCCGCCTGCAGGCCAACGACGAAACCCACCACAAGGAATTATCCGATGCGAAGAACACTCAGCAACGCCTGTCTGATCGTCTTGCCACTGCTGATGTGCGGTTGTCAGTCCTACTCGCCGCCGGACCCGCCGGTGGTGTTGGGCTGTCAGCCGCTGCCGGCACCGGCGGCGTGGTTTATGGAGCCACGCGCGCCCAACTTGACCCCGCGCATGCTCAACGAATTATCAGCATCACCGATGACGGCGACCAAGGACTGATCGCCCTGGCGGCCTGTCAGGCCTACGCCAAAGAAGTCTCAGCACCGAAGTGAAAAGAGCGACCGGGTTGGATGCGTCAACATCCAACCCGGCCGCCGTCCCTGCAGATGGTCCCTGCAAGTCCAGCCAAGGCTCTTGCTCCGTGCACAAAGCGCGGCGAGCCTAGCACCTGTTTATCCATACAGTAAAGGTCTTGCTCTCTATGTCTACACCCATCATCCCTTGGATGGGCGGCAAACGCCGCCTGGCCGATCGCCTCATTCCACTTTTTCCGCCACATGAATGCTACGTCGAAGTCTTTGCCGGTGGTGCTGCGCTGTACTTCATGCGCCCACAGGCCGCGCCCGTGGAAGTTCTCAACGACATCAACGGCGACCTGGTCACGCTGTACCGCGTCGTGCAAAACCACCTCGAAGAATTCGTGCGCCAATTCAAATGGGCGCTCAGTTCACGCCAAGTGTTCGAGTGGCAGAAGATGACCCGCCCCGAAACCCTCACCGACATCCAGCGCGCCGCGCGATTCTTCTACCTGCAGCATCATGCGTTTGCCGGCAAGGTCACCGGGCAAACCTTCGGTACTGCGACCACTGGCCCGGCCATCAACCTGCTGCGAATCGAGGAAAACCTGTCGGCAGCCTGGCAGCGCCTGTCTGGCACCTATGTGGAAAATCTCCCCTGGTTGGAATGCGCAGAACGCTACGACCGTGCCCATACCTTTCACTACATGGACCCGCCTTACTGGCAGACTGCCGGCTATGGGGTGGATTTTCCGTTTGAGAACTACGAACGCATGGCCGACTTCATGCGCCGCTGCAAAGGCAAGGTGATGGTCAGCATTAACGATCATCCGGACATCCGTAGCGTATTCGAGGGCTTCCACCTCGAAACGCTAGACATCCGTTACTGCAATACCAATCAGCGGCAGGGGAAGGCCGAGGTTAGTGGCGAGTTAGTGATTATGAATTGGGAGCCTGCGGCCTTGGGAGGTTTGTTCTGAATCACAATGGAGTGAACCCAGGGCACCCGATACCCCATAGCCTCATCAGCTCAGTCAGTTTGATCAGGAACTCAACGGTCGCCATCAAAAGAAATAGCACATTCATTTTTATTCTCGCAAAAAAACATACCGCGCTAAATGGCGCGGTGGATCTGAGGGGGGTGGCAGAACGTTATTTAAACTAAATGTTCTATTGGATATTCGTCAATAGTTAATTGTGAAAATTATCAAAGAATGGTCCTGAGGCCCGCTGCATAGTTTGCCCCCGGGTTATGGGTGTACACCGCTGCCCCATTCCTGGGGAATGGGGCAGCGGTGTATGTGGGGTGCTCCGGAAAGCGGACTCAAACAGTAAGTTGAATCGATATTGATAGGGTGTCATTCACCGGCGAAGTAACGCTGAAGCGATTAGCGATTTAGCGATTTAGCGATTTAGCGATTTAGCGATTTAACGATTTAACGATTTAACGATTTGACGCTTTAACGATTTAACGATTTAACGATTTAACGATTTAACGATTTAACGCTTTAACGCTTTAACGCTTTAACGCTTTAACGCTTTAACGGTTTAACGGTTTAACGGTTTACCGGCCCTTTTTGTCACCTCCAGTGACTTGCCCGATAGGCTCAATTAAATCGGGTCCTTGATTGCGTACATTGCCTATCGCGTGGTCCACGTTGAACCACTCGAACGCCTCGGTTGGCTCTCCCTGAAGCAGTACTATTTGTTCGGCGCGCTCCTTGGGCGTTGCCGGATCGAGCCATTCCTGAGCCAGTTCCGGTGATAGCGCGACGGGGCGTCGATCATGAATGTCGACCATACCGCCGGCGCTGTCGGCGGTGATGATGAAAAAACCGTCATGCTCGCCTGGCTCATGTTCGCCGATCGGATTCTGACCTATCGCAGCGCAGAGGATTGGCGAACGGTTACGATGGCGGATCAGGTAGGGCTGCTTTTTCGGGCCGCCTTCATAAACCCACTCAAACCAGTTGTCGATCGCGATGATGGCCCGGAGCGGCCAGATGGCTTTGAAGAACGGGCCATGGGCGACATTCTCCACCCGGGCGTTGATTGGCGCGGCATGGTCTTTGGCCCAGTGCGGGCGCCATCCCCAACGAACCATATCAGCGCGCAGGTATTCACCCTCGCGGTGAAGGAGGGCTAGCTGAGCGGTCGGCGCGGCGTTGTAGCGTTCGACAGGCTGGTCGCCGACATAGTTGAGCAAAGCATTTGGCATGATGAGCGCCGCGACGAAGTCGTGAATGCTGCGGTACTGGGATAGGCGTCCACACATGGCCGGTTCTCCTGTTGTCTCTTCAGGGTAGACCCATGGCTAACGCCTTCGTTACAAACCCTCGGCCAGCGCAGGTTGGGCAGTCTTCACGCGGCGCGAAACGATCGTGGCACGCGGGGCAGAGGCGAAATCGGGCAAGGTCGATCAATGGCCTGAGCTTTTCAAACACGGTCACGTCACGACGTTCCTCGGCCACTTGCGCGACGTCCACAAGCGCGCGATAGATGTCCGGATCGTCAATGGGCTCGACGGCCCGACCGTCGATCATACGGCCGGTTTCGACGAGGTTGTATTGCTGTCCATCCGGCAGGGTCAAGGTCAGCCCGGTGATGGTGGCCACGGTGCCGGACGGATTGAACACCAGATGGGTTCCGGCCACCTCCTGATAAACCTTGCCGTCGTAAGCGAATCGGGCAGCGCTGGCCAATGCACGCTCGGCATAAAAAATTGATCGCGAAATCCGCCCAAGCGGCGTCGCGTGGGTGCCACACACCACCTCATAGGAAGACGCGCTACAGTAGCGGGCGGGGGCGCTGTGCAGTTCTTCCACCGCGTGCCAGTAGGCCGCGTTCCCCATCTCGTTCATGTCGAACTGCTGCAGCACGTCGATCAATCCTTCGCTCAGCAACGTAGCGCTCATTGAGTGGAGGGTTTGCCGGTGAGCTTCCGGGTTTTGCAGACGAAAGTCGTGGTCGTCGAGGATCGAGCGCCACTGCTGAAGCCTGAGCGCTTTAGCCTGGTCGAAATTCATGGGAAGGGTTCGCTGTGCAGGTACTGTGTATATGTACAGTAATATAGGTCTGGCCTTCAAGCGAGGGGCAGTTGACCAATAGCCGCTTCAACTCATCTGTTAGCTCGTCGCTACGTCAGCGCCACTTATAGCCCAAGCGAACACGCGCCGGTTGATTTCACTCAGGCCCCCTCGCGAGCAATCCACTCTTCACCCGTACGCCAAAGCGTGGTCCGACGTGGTGAGGTTTCCTTCTAACCGGAATTTTGTGCCGTTAGGGTGGGTCGGTTTCCGGTCCCACCGACAGTTTTACCCAGGTTTTCAATGCTGCCAGTACTTCGGCGCGCAATGCATCACAGGAGTTTTGTCGATCAAATTTGCCCAGTGGATTGCGCCATCCAGCCGTCCAGACAGGCGTACTCGTAATGATCTGTTACTTCGCCAATTTTAGTTTGCTAAGTGAGCTCCGTCGATGAAGTTTTTCCGTTATGTCTTGCCCGCGTCGTCTTTGCTCGGAAAAATGAAAGGAGCTGCGGCCACGTCAAACTTATCTATTGTAAAGGTGATCTTGTCGTCATCGGAGTCCATATCGCTAGTTACGGCAAGGTTGCTGATCATGAGTCCATTTTTGAGATGATTGGCGAAGGGGTTCGCGTGGTTCGCCGATTCATTCCATCCGTGTGCTCGAATGAACTCTTGAGTGGATATCTCCCCTGCGAGAAGTCTAAGTAGCCCTCTAGATGAGATTGTGATCTTATTGCCTTGCATAGAATAACCACCTAATTGATCGGATCCTACGCCTGGAGTGTTGAGCAGCGAAGCAGAATGGTAGGCGGGGCGTAATGGCCTCGGTAGGTTTGGTAGCGCGACATGCAACGCTGCGGTCAGTGATTCGATTGATTCATTCGTGGCTCGGTGAGAGCGTGCCAGAAGGGGAGCACAGACTAGCTCGTAGCTCATCTGGTAAGTTGTTGGAGTGCCAAAGGGGTGATGTTGGGCATCTACGGTGACTAGCAATACAGCATCAATACTACTGTTCTGGCGAAGAAAGTCTTCTGCGACTTCCCGCGCACTATAGGTGTAATGCGATTTCCCAAGATTTCCGTTTCTAATCAAATCGCAACCGCCATCACAGGCGATGATGATACGAAGAGAGTCATCTGGAGCTCCGTTTAACTGCTTAACTTTATGTTTGAGTGCGCTAAATAAGGGGTTGATGGTTTTTGACGTTGCTACAGTGTAGCTAGTGTGGCTGCCACCACCATTTTTCCAGTTTGGATCGTAAATGATTTTAAAGTTATTGTTATTTTCGTTGCTTTCAAATCTGGATTTTATTGTGGGGGCATCTCTGATACTATAAAACCATGGTTCAAGCTCTGTTTTGATGAAGCCAGTTATCTCAGATTTTTCAGGTAGCATCAGCCGCATTTTGCTTCTATGACGAGGCCCTGTGGTTTCTCCGCGCACATCTATCCAGAAATTTCCGGGGTGCACTCCAAACTTAGATGCAAGCCTGGCAATTTCTTTACTTATATATTTAAGGGGGTTCTGAGCGTCAAGCCCCTCATCTGATATTGTGGTGATGTCGCCGACAATCGTTAGTTCGTCGCCGTCTTGCTTGTTTATCGTCCAGCGGATGTCAGGGCAACGTCCATTTGGCAACGCCTGCTCGTGTTTGAGGTCTCCCGCCTGGGAGAGTGCATGTAATATTACTAGCTCCCACATTACATGAAGCCGGGTGGCATCAGTAGCGTTGAGTCTACTGATGATTGCCGTGAGCTGCGAGTGGCTAAGGGTATTCGAAAGGCCATTGATGCGAGCTTGCATCGCTCTACGTGAAAATACGAAATTAGTCACTTATGCCCTCCTCAGGTCGGTGATCGTTCATGGGAAGCATTATAACATTGCGCTTGACGAGGGGCAGCCAATTGGTCGAAGGCACGCATCCCTGAGTGTCCGCTCATGGCTGATTTTGTTGAAAAAGTCGACTTCGGTTTCCACTGCAGAAAAGTACGCGCCTGAGATTGAAATCTGCATTTTGCGCAGAAGGTTCAGTACTCGGATTTCGCGTAGCAGCGTGCAAAAGAGGTGTTTTCGCATGTCCAGAATTTTCGCCACTTTACTCAT